GCTCAAAACGTGCCGAGTAATAGCTGGCCGTTTTTGTTAGATACTGCGGCTCATAGTGGAACTAATGATAGTGGATTTTGGGTAAATAGTGATGGCACACCAGACATGAGATTAAGAAGGGATAGTAGTATTGTAAGGGTAAAAATAGAAAGTAGTGCAAGTAGGGATAGTTATTTTAATAGTGGTGCTAATTATGGATTTGGAATAACAGCTCCAGCATCAAGAGTTGATATAAGTGGGAAAGATAATGTATTTAATGGATGGGGTTATGTAAGTTTAACAATAAGAAATGAAAATAATTATCCAGCTATGGTGTTTAGACATGGCTCTTATGGAACTTTAATAAGACAAGATAATGAATATAATTTACAAATTGCAAATGGTACTACAAGTGGCTTAACAAAAAGAATACAACTAAATCATTCTAATGGATATTTGGCAGTTGGCAATATTAACCCAGGTTATAAATTAGATGTAGAGGGTGATATTAGAGCATCTAGTGACGTTATTGCCTTTTCAGATAAAAGAGTAAAAGAAAACATAAATACTGTTAATAATGCTTTAGATACAGTTACTAAGTTAAGAGGTGTAACATACAACAGAAAAGACATTGATGATAAATCAACTAAAGTTGGTGTAATTGCTCAGGAAGTTTTAGAAGTGTTGCCAGAGGTTGTAAGTAAAGATGAAAATGATATGTACTCAGTTGCTTATGGCAATATAGCTGGTGTATTTATTGAAGCTATTAAAGAATTAAAAGCAGAGGTTGATAGTTTAAAACAAGAAATAAAAGAATTAAAAAAATAAATTATGGCTTGTCCGAATGTCGCAAATGATGAAATAACAATGCGTAAAACAGCTAGAGAAAGGTTGGGCGCTGGTTACGATTCTAGTTATAGTGTAACAAATCCAATTTACATGAGTGATTTACAAAGAATGAATGGCGGAAATACTAGCGGTTCTGGCAATTCATTTTTAGCTGTTAATACTTTAAATCCAGTAGAAAACCGACCAGATGGTGAAAATCCTTTGAGTTTTGCTGAGTTTAGTAAGTATAATCAAACTGTAACTAGAACGGCATTTAATTATGTTTACAGCACACAAAATAGTTCTAGTGCTTGTGCGGCGGCAATACCATCACCATCACCATATTTTCATACTGATACAGAAAATTTAGTACCTGATGCTGGTGGCGGTCAATATACTGCATACACAACTATTAGTGGCGCACAAGTTGCTGCTGCTGGTTATTATGCTATTTATGAAACTGGTAATTTTCCAACTGCTAGCGGTAAATGGATGCAAGTAGGTAGTAATGGATCAATATTGGCTGTTGGTGATTGTTAAAATAAATGTTTAAATTTGTAAAAAATATATTATGGCAAATACTTATACTTGGAAAATAAATCAATTAGATGCTAAAATAACACAAGGTGATTTAGAAAATGTGATATATAATGTGCATTGGACATTATCAGCTGAGGATGACAACCCAGATGAATCAAAAAAATTAAGAGCTGTTGATGTTGGTTGTACTGAGGTAAAACTAGATCCAGAAACTCCATTTATACCATATTCTGATTTAAAAAAAGATGATGTAATTGGTTGGTTAAATAATATACTTAATTTTGATCAAATGAAATCTGTATTGGATAAACAAATTGAATTACAAAAAAATCCAGTAGATGAATATTTACATCCTGACTGGGATAGCCAATAAATTAATAATTAAATAAATAAAAATGAGCAAACTAGAAGAAAAAGAATTAAAAGAATTAAGAGAATCAATAGCAAAACCAAACCAAATTGCAACTGAAATTGGTTTAAGATATATTGCATATCATTCATTAGATAAACTTGTTGATGCATTTAACGAGGCATCTAAAGAGCAACAAGAAAAAGTTAAAGAGATCGAGGATAAATATGGCAAAGGTTCTTTAAATATTGATACTGGCGAAATCACTCCTTTAGAAGAAAAATAAAATGGCAGTTATAAATGCCACTAGCTTTCTGTTATTAAAAGATACAACAGTTGTAGGGCATTCTAAAAGCACTAGCTTTAATATTAATGTAGATTTACCAGATGCTACAACCAAAGAAAGTTTAGGTTGGGCAGAGGTTATACCAGGTGTTAAATCTGGAACATTAAGTTGTGAATGTTTAACAGATTATTCTGATACTTTAAATTTTGAGCAGTTAGCCGATATGGTGCTAACTAAACAAAAGGCAACTTTCTATTTTAAAGACAATGTAAATCCTAAATTAATAGTTAGAGGTGAGGGGTTTGTTAACTCAGTAGATGAGACAGCTGATTTTGAAACTGCTACCAGTTTTAACTTAGAAATAAACCTAACTGGTGTATTTACAATAACTGATCCTAGTGAGGGTAGAACTTGGGAAAACATCTTTGAAAAGTGGGAAGATATATCAGATAACTGGGAAGATGTATAATTTTTTTATTTGTATATTTGTCATAGATTAATAATTAAAAAATATATAAATGGCTACAACAGGCGTATTTAATGGAACAGATTTACTACTTAAATTAACAGATGGATCATCAATAGCAACATCTACTACTATTGGACACTCAACATCTTGTACTCTTACACTATCAAATGATTTGCCTGAGGCAACTACAAAAGATAGCAATGGATTTCAAGAAGTTATTGCTGGTGTTAAAAGTGGAGAGATTTCTTTTGAGGGATTAATTGCTTATGATGACAATGCAAATCCAGTTGATTTTGCTGATATTTTAATTGCTAGAACTGCTGTATCTTGGACATTTGGAACTGCTGAAACTGGCGATGCTGTGTACTCTGGATCTGGGTTTTTAAGTTCAGTTGAAATGAGTGCTGAAATGGAATCTCCAGCAACTTATAGTGGTTCAATTACTGTAAATGGTGCAATCACAAAATCAACTAACTAATAGTTAGTAATTCTAATAAAAATAAAAGGGGTATGGATTGAGGAAACTATACCCCTATAAATATATAAATATGGCAAACAAAAAAAGAGGTTACTATACCTTAAAAATAGGTGGCAAAATGCGAACAATGCATTTTTCAATGAATTTCTGGTCAAACTTTACTGAATTTTTACAAGTACCTTTAGATAAAATAGGTGATGTTTTTAGTGGTGGTATTTCAATAAAAGCAATTATTGGTTTAGTTTATTCTGGTTTATTAGCACACGATCAAGAACAAGGCAACGAAATTGACTACAATGAATTTAAAGTAGGAATGTGGCTTGAAGATTTTGATGCTGATAAATTAAATGATGTTGTTGAATCAATGATGCAATCAAGAATACTTGGCAATGATTTAAATATGGGTGTTGCTAGAAATATCAAAAAAACTACAAAACCAACTAAAGAGGGAAAGTAAGTAGCCAACTTGATTGGGATTCTCTATTAGATTTTTATATTGGTCAGGTTGGCATAACACCAGATTCTTTTTGGAAAAATACTTGGAAGGAAAATCATTTACTTGGCGAATCTTATATGATCAAAACAAACTTACAATGGGAGCAAACCAGATATTTGGCTGCTATGCTTTACAATGTAAATTGTGATAAAAAAGGTCAAATGATTACACCAGATAAATTATTCCCTTTGCCACAAGATGTTTATTTAGGTAAGGGAAAACCAAAGTCAACTAAAGAGCAATTTTTAAAATTTAAAAACAAAGTAGATAAAAGTAAGCTACAAAAATAGGTGGCTTATTTTTTTTGTATTTTTACATAAAAATAATTCATGGCTAAATTAAGATTAGATTTACAGCTAACTGGGTTCAAACAAGCATCTGGAAAACTTAAACAATTCGGCAACAATATGAAGTCGATTGGTGCTAGTATGCAAAAGTTTAGTTTGCCTTTAGCTATTGCTGGTGGTGCTGCTATAAAGATGGCATCTGACTTTGATAAAAACATAACTAAAATAAAAGCTCTTGTTGGTACTGCTGGAGAAGATTTAAATAAGTTTTCTGAGGCATCTAAAAGGATGGCTAAAGAAACTGGTATTTCATCTGCCGAAACTAGTAATGCAATGTTCTTTATTGCATCGGCTGGTTTAGAGGGTGCTAATGCAATAGAGGTTTTAGAAGCTGCATCAAAAGCTAGTGCTGCTGGTTTAGGTGATGTGGCACAAGTTGCTGATTTAGCAACATCTGCAATGAATGCTTATGGTAGTACAAATTTATCGGCAACTGATGCAACAGATGTTTTAACTGCTGCTGTTAGAGAGGGTAAATTGAATAGTGAGGAACTAGCTGGTGCTATGGGACAAGTGTTGCCAGTCGCATCTAATATGGGTGTTAGTTTTAATGAGGTTGGTGCTGCTATGGCTGCAATGTCAAGAACTGGTACAAATGCAGCTTCTGGTGCAACACAATTAAATAGTATTTTATCTGGTTTACTGAAACCTACAAAACAAGCAGAGGATGCATTAAACTTAATGGGATTATCTAGTGCTGGTTTAAAACAACAAATTA